TCATTCTCCTAAATTGACTAAATTGGATTGATTTATCTCTAAAACTAATATACTCCTGTTCTGCTAAATAGTTAGCAAATGTCATTAGCAGTTCGTCAGTATTTTCACCTGTATGTTTATTATACAACTCAAGACTATATTTATATATGGTTTTGTAAGGTTCTGTTACATCTGTTGGGTGCATGATTCGTTACTCCTATGTTAGTTTATGTGATTTGAACATTTCACAAACACGCATCGCCATAAAAGCCCAGTAGTTGTTTAGTATTTTATCTTCATTGGTCTCTTTATAAGTACCTGCTTGTTTTGCGAGAGCTATTATGTCACAATAAGTATATGGTAAGCTGCAAGCTGTTGGCAGTCCTTGCAACCATTCTTTTATAGCGTTAAATATGTTAACATTGTATCGTTCTTCATACCATCCGTATTCTGATCGATACGTATCAAGTAGAAACTCTAATTTCTCCCTTTCGGTTAATAACTGTTGATCGTTATATCCGTCATTGTCGATAGCATCTAGGATAGTATTATAGTAATGTTTATATGTATCTCTCATTTTTATTTACCTCTGTTAATTGTTAATATAATTATAGTATAGATATAAATTTAATAGTCAATAGGTTTTTTACAGTTTTGTAAGATTTCTTTTATTTATACGTTTACGGTTAATTGTTTGTGCGTCTTTTGTCGGTGTCCAATCGTTATATAACGAGTTAGGTAATAGTAGGACGGTTTTTATTATTTGATTAAATTTATAAGTGTTCAGCTTATAGTTTCTATTTACTAGCTCTATATATAAATCATTATATCTGTCATGTAGAAAACCTATCTTATCGTAAAAGAATCTTACATGTCCTTTACCTAATGTATATTCACAAGGGATGTTCTTTATATCATCACGATTAAACGCTGCTTGTGCTAATGTGAATACTCTAGGTAGTTCATAATATTCAGCCATTAAATGTTTATTTGTGAGTTCTTGTACTGGTATGCAATTGATTCTTGTCATAGTGTTTAATAGTTCTTGGTTGTTATAGTTATTATATAATATTGTTGGTTGTTGGTCAAGCGTTTTGTGTGTGGTTTGTGTGTGGTTTTTAATAGTCTTTGTGTGTGGTTTTTTGTTGTTGGGGGTTTTGTGCGTGTTGTATAAATGGTACGTTTTTGTTAATATTTGGTTAATTTTAAAGGTAATTTTCTCGACTTACTTTTTAGTTGAACATTTTACTTATATAAATTTACTGTAAATTGATATAACTACTACAGCCAACAAAATCTCGTCCGAAGATAATTTGCAACTGTCAATTGATTTCGAGCATCTTTACAACTGAACAAAACGAGCAACTTTATGTGTGGCACACAAAACCTTTCAAATCTGCTGTGTGGTGTGTGGTTTTCACATACTTTTTACAGTACATTATTATTGCTTTGTGCGTGGTGTTGAAAGGTTTTGTGCGTGGTTGTGAGAATGACCCCCACCCCCTCGTTTTTGTGAGTTGCTTAGGTCAAAAAAAATTTTTTCATATTTCAACAACGAACAACCACGCACAAAACGAACAACATTAAGTGCGATGAAGAATCACGAACAGCACTGGCGTCTCTGAAACAAAAGCCTTGCTAATAGTCCAAGAATTAACAATAATGTAATAAAACAAAATTTATGTATGTATGAAGCAAATAAACCCATCCTCTGCTTATAGCTTTTTGACAGACATTGAACGTGAAGTGGTGGATAAATACGTACAATCTGCTTTAGAACAAGCTAGGCGTAAAAATTTTCAGATACGACATTTGGTAGATTTACCAATACCTCAAGATGCAGTAAAACGGTCAAAAGGAGTTTTGGAAAAACCATTAGTAGTAGCTGCTATTCATGATGAATTGAAAAGGGTAAGCAGTGAGAAGGATTTAGCACCTGAGAGAGTGATCAAGGAACATTTGAACATTGGATTGTCAAATATAGCTGATTACCTTGTTCTAGATGAAGATACCGGATACATGAAGGTTGACGTTAGTAGATGTACAAGAGAGCAAATGGCAGCAGTGAAAAGGATAAGAACGACATCTGGATATAGTGGATTTAAGGTGGAATTGGAATTGTATGATAAGCAACACCATCTCGTCCAATTAGGAAAAATGATGGGATTAGAAGAGGAAAAGAACGAAGTGTTTAAAAAATTCATGGACAAACCGGAACAATTAAAATCACTACCAAAACAGACAACAACTGAAGAGGTGGAAAAAATCTATAGTAATCTATTGGAAAGTATATGATAGTACATCAGTATGATTTGATAGGTTGGCAGGATATATTAGATCCATCTGATAAGATTGAACCAATTAGACCTCAAGTCCTAAATCATGAGCAGTGGCCGCCTGACTACAAAGGGATTCATGAATGGCGGCGACAAGTGATAATGCGGTTGATAGATGACCCTGATGCGGTTGAAGCATCTAAGGTTTACTATAGCACAAGACCGGTAGAATTTATAATGGACTGGTGTGATACCTATGACCCAAGACGTACAGAGGGTAAATGGATACCCTTCGTCCTGTTTCAAAGACAAGAAGATTTTATATTATTTTTACATGATTTGAGATTAAATCAAGAGAACGGTTTGGTTGAAAAAGCACGTGACATGGGTGCGACATGGTTATCCTGTGCTTATACGCTATGGTCATTTTTGTTTATTGCTGATGATAGTATCGGGTGGGGTTCAAGGAAGGAAGACTTGGTAGATAAAATAGGTAACCCAGACAGCATATTTGAAAAGATCAGGTTGATGATGAGAAAAATACCAGCATTTTTTCTACCAAAAGACTACAACTCTAAAAAAAGCACAAGTTTTATGAAATTAGTGAATTCAGAAAATGGTGCAAGTGTAGCAGGTGAAGCAGGTGATAATATCGGTCGTGGTGGTAGATCAAGTATGTATTTTAAAGATGAGGCGGCTCACTATGAGAGAGCTGAGTTGATAGAAGCGGCACTCGGAGATAACACCAACGTCCAAATTGATATATCATCTGTGAATGGTATAGGTAATGTATTTCACAAAAGGCGAGAACAAGGGCAAGACTGGACTCGTGACCATGACATACCTAAAGGGTATACTCGTGTATTTGTTATGGATTGGTCAGACCACCCACTCAAAACACAAGAGTGGTATGATACACGTAAGGCTAAATATGAACGTGAAGGAATGGCGCACATCTTTGCTCAAGAGGTTGACAGGAATTATTCTGCTGCGATCAGTAATACTGTAATACCACATGAATGGATAGAACGATCGGTTGATGCGCATCTGAAAGTTAAATACATTGAAGAATATATGCAAAAGTATAAACCTGATGATCGGTCCGCTGGATTAGATGTTGCTGATGGCGGTACAGATAAGAATTCACTGGCAGTAAAAGAATGGATTATATGGCGTGACGTGTATGAATGGGGTGAAAGAGATCCAGGTGTGACAGCACGTAAAGCTATAGGGTTTTGCAGAGACAACAGAGTTAGAGTATGTCAATATGATAGCATAGGTGTCGGGGCAGGTGTGAAAGCGGAGTATAACAGGTTACGTGAAGATGAAGATGTAAGTAATGTACCAGATTTCATACCATGGAATGCAGGATCAGCCGTCCTGCAACCATATGAACGGATAATTGAAGGGGATGATGATAGTCTAACAAATAAAGAATTTTATGAGAATATAAAATCTCAGGCATGGTGGTCATTGCGATCAAGATTCTATAAAACCTTCAAAGCAGTAACTCAAAACGTGTATTATCCGCCTGATGAGCTGATAAGTCTTGACAGTCGGATGAAATTATTGCATCAATTAAAGAAGGAGTTAGCACAAGCTACAAGGAAAAAATCAGGTCGTCTAAAAGATAATGGACGCTTACCAGTCAGATTTACAATTCAGAAAGGTAACGAACTTGCAATGAACACTTACGGGCAATCAAGCCAATAATTATAAAACGGGTAATTATAAAACACTTCAAACGGGTAATTATAAAACACTTTATTATCACACGAATATTGGTGAAAACGGTTGTGAATTGTCTCAATTGTGATTTATGTATGGGTTCATAAACGTCAGCATTTTCTTCTGTGATAAATCAAACACTGTAACACATTTAAT